ATGCGGTTTGATCCTGTCTTACTGTAACAATACCAGCACTAACACTGAAATTATTACTCTTGATATTATTGATTGTGCCGATACCGGATACAAAAATATTTTCAAAATCACTACGGTCATCACTAATTAAACTTTTCCTTACTCTCAAACTATCAACAGTAAGATCTGACCCGATCGATGTTAGTTTAATAGCACCACCCATACCATTAACATTCGATGCTTGGTAGTAAAGTACGCCTGGTGCATTATATGGAATTCTAAGAGTCAGAATACCAACTTGAGTCCCATTACCTTCTACTCCATCATTATAGATATTGTTAAGATTTGCTGTTGGTTCAGTCTTAATATAAAATGGGAATCCACCAGAATCTATATTAAATTCATATTTCTTTCCACGTATTAAGAAAAGATCTGGATTATCTGCGTTTTCAGTAAAACCAATACTTACGGGGTCACCAGTTCCAGCAATAAATCTAAAGGTATCACTATTAAATTCTTCTACAGTAAATTTAGTAAATAATTCTGCTTCATTTCCAAGTAAAGTATTTGTTACAGTAACATTTGTAAATCCAACTGTTCCACCAGCAGAAATTTGACCTGCCAAAGATGTTGCCTTAATGTTACCAGTAACTGTCAAGTCACCATAAACATACTCTGCAGTCTGACCAATCGAAACTGGCCCAATAACATCAAGAGTATATGCAGGAATGTCAGAGTTGATACCAATTTTTTTGGTCAGAGTAGAACTCGTAAATACTGTTCCACCAACACCTACATCAAGACCAATATTAGAAGTAGTAACACCAGTGGTTACAAGTCTTTGGGCAGTAATTGTGGTACCAACGGCAAGATGTTTACTGACTTCAGTATCACCAATAATTACAAGTTTCTTGTCTGGTGTTGTAGTTCCAATACCGATTTTATCACTATCTGCGTCGGCATAGATTAAATTTTCATTGACTTGAATGCCATTTCTTATGACAAAATCCTTATCTACTGCCATTTATCTTGTTAATCAGGAATTATTATTTTTATTTATCAACTGATAACTCCGAAGGTTCTCCACTGATTGTTTGTTGTGTAGACCCAACCAACTGTTCCACTGTTCTCTGGATTTGCGTTGAAGACGATATCACCAGGAGTACCAGCCTCTGTTGGTATGGTTATACCTACAGTCAACTTTCTTGAAACTAGAGCATTACCTTGAATAAAGACACTGTTAGCTTCAATACCTTGGTCAGATGTGCTAGTAACTTTTTTGGTAAATTCTACAGGTCCATTGAACTGTGAAAGAATATTACCCTTATCACCACCATCAACCATCACATTTCTTTCAATTTTAACAATAGAAGCCTCAATGTAGTTGAAGTCAGATACATCATCAGAAATACCACTTGAATAAGGGTCTTCACCAGTATAGGTTTGAACTGGAGTATCAAATACTTGTTCTCTACCTGTATTAGAAGCAATTCTCTTGTTACCAATGAAGAAGTCACCTCTATCATTCATACCAGTATAGTTGACAACACCACCGGCAATTGTTTGTGATTGTGCGTTAATCTGTTGAGATAGTGTAAGTCTCTTTGTCTGTTTTTCTGGGAATGCAGTCGAGTAGTTGCCAGGACCGTAACCAATATATTCAAAGGTATGACCAGATGTCCTGATGATTGAGTTTCTTCTAAATTCAACCGGGAAGAACTTAACCCGAGTAATAACTGAGCCTATCACATGAGTATTTGCAATAGAACCATATACACCTCTAAACACTTTAAGTTGTGTGGTTCCAATTACTCTACTCACAGTAGTTTTAATTCTCATCAACTCATCATTAACTCTAACAAAATCACCAATTCTGAAGTCATAATCAGTCATGTTATTGACATTGATAGTATCAGTTGTTTTACTAGTAATTGCAGAATTAAGTGTGGTCGAGATACCAGCATAGATTTGACTTTCTCTACCAGACAGTCTACCATTTCTTGCAATTAGGTCACCAAAGTTTCCAGAAGAACCAGATGGGAATAGTTGAATATTACCAGTAATTGGAGGAGTGACTGTAGCAATACCTACATCGAGAACTACTGTGGTCAATCCAATTTTATCAATACAAACAAACGAACCATTGTAGAATGTTTGACCTGCACCACTTACAATCACAGAATTATTAACTCTAAAGTTATTATTCAGTTTTGTCGTTATAGTTGCAATACCAACATCTTTGTTGTAAACAAACATTTCAATATCAAACGACGGTCCAATGACGGAGAAACCACCACCAGATACTTTGTCTGGGCCAAAACCTAATGTTGTAATACCAGGAGAACCCAGAACTGGAGTTACTTCAATTTGATTAGTATCTGAAATTGCAGAAATTCTATATGCTTGATTGTAATTTCTACCATCGTAATCATTGATACCTGTTATGGTAAGAGTATCTCCTCTGTTGTCATAAATTTTATTGACACTACCAGTAGCTGCACTGAATCCAGTTGTTGTTGCAATACCAACAACTCGGAATTCATCACCAGCAACAAATGCCGAACCACCATCCATAATCTGAATATCAATAATCTCACCAGCAGATGTACCATCAATAGTGACCAATGCAGTACCAAAATCACCAATCGAACCACTATTGATATTTTGAAGTTTTGCGTTATAGTAATACTGAATTGTATTTGTACCATCACCATACCCTGCACCAGGATTGTTGATGGTTGGAACAGTAATTCTATTCAATCCATGGTCATATTGAGTAAAGATTGTATATGCAGTTCCTACATTATTTGAAATGATTCCAGTAATTGCAACACCAACACCGGCTTGTTGGAACATATCCTCCATTGTTTCTCCGGTGATACTATTCTTAGGGTCATTAATCACAACTTCACCGAGGGTATTAGAAAGTGCATAACATGCAGCCGATGGTGCCTCGGTTACAGGGTTATCTCTATCTAACTGTGGATAGTAATTAGTGATTGGTTGTGAGAATGCATAATCATCATTGTTAAATGGGAAGACTTTTGGTTCGTTTGCAGAATTAATTATTGACAGGTGATAAATACCATCCTGTTCTCCGTTGATATACTCATTAATAGTTTGTACATCATACACATAGAAATCTTTTTCAAAGTTTCTCCGAGAAAATGTCGGAAGAGCAGTAGTTCTCTGTGAGCTATCATTAATAAATGTACCTGCAGAAAGAGGAATAGAATTTACAGTAAAGGTTTTTGCACTTGTAATTCCTGTAACTTCATATGTACCATTATAACCAGAGTTACCTGTACCAACTGTTGGGAACAAAGTACTTCTTACATTATTAATAATGACAGTCGAACCAATAGAAAGTCTGTGTGGTTTTTCTGTTGAGTAGTATGTAATTCCGGCTTTATAATCAACACCAGAGATGAAACTAAAGTTTCTCATTTGGGAGTCATTACTCATTGTCACAGAACCTGGATTAAATTCCAATGCAACTTCTGTATTAGTTGCTCCAGTAACATCACTCGATTCTTGAAGAACAAAACCATCCAGTGGTTGTCTTGCTGAAGAGACACCAGTATTTGCAGGAATGATAAATCTCAACTGATGAATTCTATCGTCAGATTGTCTAGAATCTTTCTGTCTGATGATATATGTTCTAGAAGTAATATTTCCAAGTCCACCACCATTTAGTTTAGAGAACAAATTATTCTCTGTTGATGCAGATGATACATTTACATACCATTGTGATTCATCAACATCGTATTGAACAGGATGTCCTACGTCACCAGGGTCTTTATCACTAACTCTACTCTCTACAATAAGAGTATCACCAAGATTGTTAATACCAACCTTATTACCAGTCAGAGAATCATTGAATGATTGTGCTAGTTGGATTTGATTTGGGGGTAGACCATCAACAACAGCAAAATAAACTCTATTACTCTCAAGACCATCAGGAAGTCTTCCATCATTTGAAATGGTTCTTACGGTCTCACCCTGTTTAAATTGATGGTCTTCAGTGAACATCAACGTAGAGTTTGTAATACTATTACCGGTAGAAACATTTCTTCCGATTCTGGCAAGCTTTCTTCCAGTTATTTTCTTTGTTGCATATGCAGTGTCGTCCATAACGACTTTTGCCCTGAAGACTTCAGTCTGTCCTCCTACTGGAATCACAACATTCAATGTCTCGTTATTATTTGCACCAAATCTATAACCATTAACTGTACTTGGTGGTAGTACATCTTGATTAGTATAATTATAGAGATACATTCTACTTGTATCTGCAACACCTACAGTCTTTGTAATATCGATTGAAGGATATTCAATCGTAGTAAATTGTGGTTTCAGTGATTGTGGTGGAATAACTTGTGTGATATACCCAACATCGTCTTGTGCGAATGCTAAATTTCTATAACCTCTAGAGATAAGTGCAGACTGTCCAAAGTTTGAGTTGGAGTTAGTAACAGAGAAGTCACCACCAGATTCTGTTAAGAATTGTTCTGCATAACCAATAGCAAAGATAGAAACCAACTGAATCAAAGAATTATTAGATGCCTTGATGTGGTAACTTGAATATTGCGGTTTGTATACTGCATTAATGTCTGTATGTAAATTTGCAATGACATTAGAATCATCAAATGAACCACTCGTAGGATTATATTTTACAAAAGCTCTATCATCAACTTGAAGACTAATTCCAGTGAATTGTGCAACAACCATTGATTTAAATCCATCCGCCTTACTGCCGTCGGCATGCATACCACACATGCCATAAATGGATCTCTGTGACACATTAAAGATGTATGGTGATGCACTAGTGACAGTATCAGAAGAAAGTTCTACAGAAGAACCTAGTGGGTTTGGTAGTGCGTTACCGGGAGGAACTGGAACTTCATATGTAAATTCAGTAACTCCATTTGCATCAGTGTCTAATACTTGAGTTACGAGATATGTACCGTTATATCTTGTATCGGTTACATTATTGATAATAACATTAGTATCAACATTTAGACCAAAAATACCATTAGAAAGTTTAACATTAACATTTACAGATGATGTTACACCATCACCAGCCTTGATACTATTGATACCGACTGAACCAGATACTGGTCCAACAATACGGTACTCATCAATTTTGGGTTGAATATCTACACCTGCATTTGGATAATCGGGTTCAATCTCTCTTCCACTTGCAGAACCATATGCAATACCAATTTTCTCATAATACATGTCTAGATCAGTACGATCTGTAACATAGTTAATGAAATCATCATTAATGTTTACATTGTTCTTACCATCTGCATACTCAAAACACGTAAGTTTGTGATGAGAGAATGTTGGTTTGAATGTAGAAGGACTGTAATCTTTATATGCAGGTCTCTGTGTATCTGCGTCTTTTGTCGTAAACTGGAACATGTAACATCCACCAGTCAATCTAAAGATTGCGGATCTTTCGATTAAATTGTTTTCTGGATTAGGAACATAGATTGGTCTGATAACAGTCTTTCTTAAATCCTGACCAATAATGGACACACCTCTGGGGATAATGACTCCACCATGAATACTATTCAATTTGTAAAGAATGTTATTGCCGTCTATAATATCAAAGTTTGATGTATTACTGAACGACTGAAAATCATTCGAGTTAACACCACTTCTCAACAAATAAGTACCTGACCCAGTTGGAATCCAACCTGGTCTGTTATCAATGTAATGTGTACCAGGAAACAGATAGATTGAAGTTTTCTCAAATCTATCATTATCAAGACCTACCTGATATGAAAATCTAGATGCTTCAATTAATGCCCTTTGTAGAGTTTTAAATGGTCGAGCAATTGAGTTCCCTTGGTTCTCAATACCATCTGTTGCATCCAAATTACTTGGATCAACGTATAAAATATTTCCTTTTACGTTCTTTAGAAAGTTATCTAATCTTGAGAGAGGCATCTTTCTCGCACGACATATCTATTATTAGATATTTATTACATAAAAAAAACCACCCAGAATACTGGATGGTTGATTACCACAGAGTGGCACTAATTCACACAGAAGGAACTTACATCATATCATGGATTGATATCAGTGTCAAGTAAATATTCTACAGTATTTGCCACATCATTCATAGCATCTCTTAAATCTTCTTGACCTCCAGAATGTTGGTCATTTGAATCTATATCAGAGACAAGAGACCATCTCCATTCTCTCATAGGTTCACTGAACCAAACATTGATAATCATTAGAATAATCCCCCTGTGTATCTCTTAGATTTATGTGTATAAAAATCTCAGTAACAAGGGGAGGTTACCCTACACCCAATCCCAAGATTGTCTCAAAATAATACTTCTAATACCAGTTCTTGATTTATTATACCTCTTTCCTACTCTTGTTGAAAAGTGATTTATAGTTTCATCACTATTTTCCCACATTTCTCTAATTTGGATAACATCATTAGGGGATAAACCATTCCTCCTCCCTCTTTTATCCATATCTCTCATATTTTGTTTTATATCTCCAACATAGAGATTATCCAATCTGTTGATTAGATAAGAGGGGAGGGTTTCATCCTTATGGAGTATCCATAACCCCTTTCTATAATCAGGGAGAAAGTTTCTCCCCACCAGAGAGTGTATCAAATGGTTTCCATCATAAAGATTTACACCTTGATAATATTTATGTTGAGGATATACAGATAACCATTTACCCCTCTGTTTGTTACTCCACACCCTCCCATAGGAGGTTATAAAGTAATCAGGGTATCCTTTTATCTCTTTACACTCTTCACCTTCTTCAAGGTATTTGATAAATTCATACTTACTCATTTCTCATCCTCCATAAGAGGAGAGAAGTATTCCAACAGAGTTTCTATTTTCTCATCTGTTTCATACTTCTCTTTCATTTCTTCATAATAACATTGGAGTTCATATTCCTCTACCATATCCTCCTCATTGGAATGGATATGTTCTTTTATTTTTGACATACAATAACTCTATAATAGTAGTTTCTAAAGTCAGGGGTTGACTTATACTATCTATTATAAAGTATTACTTAAAGGTTGTCAAGTAAGTTCCTTATCAACCTCAACAAACCTATCCTACTTGTGGTTTGAGAAGTTGTCAAGTTATTAGTTAAAGGAGTTGAGAGAGGTTGTAAGTATTATAGAGTTTATCACCCCTGACTTACCTACTACATCTTTTACAACCTATCTCCTACCCCTCTGGATAAGTTTATACTCATTCCAGGAGTATTGGTTCCACATATGAATCTTTATAATGTTCTCTCTAATCTATTTGTTGCTTGGTCAGGAAAGTCTCTCGGGCGACTATCAGTTGCATTATCAGTTCTGGGTGAACCTTCGTTTGCCTTCATTGTATGCTGGTAGTTGATTCTCTTGTATCTAATACAGAATGGATCGGGCATCCAGTATGTTACTTGCCAATTAATTGATGAGTTTAACTCTAGATGTTTTTCTACAGAATGGTTGAAGATACCAATCTGAATATATCCATCATGAGTAACACATCTACCATTACCAATATCAACCACAAATAATTGTTTCATTCCTCAGACCAAGTAGGAGGATGAAGCACACAGTACTCATTAAAGGTAATTTTCATCTCCTTTTGAGTTAAGTTGCAGTTCTTTGCTGCCTTTGGAAGATTCCATTTGGCAGAGAACAACATTTCCATAGACTGACGGGTTTCTGGTCTCATATTCGTAACAGTTTAGAATTTCTTCGTAAAGGTCTGGACAGTTCATTCTGTAGAAGTAACCAAAGGTTCTGCATAAACAATGTCGTCCTCCTTGATCAATGCACGCACCAACTCAAGAACATTCATAAACTGCTCTACATGTTCACAATCAACGACTTGACTATTACCTTCTGTCGAGTAAAGATAGAACTTACGAAGACTTGTATCCACCACAACACGGGTCAAAAAGTCTTGGTCTTCTTCTTCTTCTTCTTGTGGTTTGTAGGTCATTGAACTCCTGTCTACTCTAGTAGTATAACGGTTCTTGGTATCTGGGTCAAGTGGGGGTGTGCTACTTCTTCTTCTGTCCTCTGACATCGTAGTCATACCCAGAGATGGAGAACTGATCAGAACTTCCTGGATACTTGGCAGGCGTCTCTCCTTCATACTCAACAATCAATGGTTCTCCATCAATTCTTTGTGCAGTAATCGTATAAAAACACTCAATAGGACCACCCAGATTGTTTCTAATCTGTATTCTCTTACCCCATTCAATCGACTCAACAAAGAGTTCTTGATAACAACCAATTGGAGTGAGATTGACACTGATTGAGTCAGGATCAACTAATCCTTGCCAGTATGTAGGACAGGTAATCGTAGTTCCTTTACACTTTCCTCTGATATAAACACCAGCCTCTGGGCCCTCCATACAGATGTGTCTCAGTCTATGACCATCTTTGTTGGGGTGTTTAATATCAAATCCTTTCCAAGACTGAACGTTGATAGTACCTGCGAATGTAGGAGCAGTAACTGTACCAGAGAAAGTTGCAGTGGCACCAGTCAGATTGGTGTTAATCTGAAGTTGGTCAATCTGTGCAGTGGAATGATAATATGGTGGACACTGAGGTTTTGAATATGGGTTGGGAGTGGGAACTTCTGCGTAATTATTAAAAGCCTTTTGAATATATGAGAAATTACTTGAGGGTAATCCTTTGGCTTGACCATCTGAACAATCTTGTTTTCCTGGTGCACCGGGTCTAAATGGACCAAATAATGAGTCTGTCATGATTTAATATCGTAATGGTATCCTACAATTGAGTATTGATCGTTATTTCCTGGATAATCTGCCGGTGTCTCACCTGGATATTCCGGTATTAAACTTTCTCCATCTTTTCTCTCTGCATAAGCATGATAGAAACAATGAATTGGAACATCAGATCGTGATTGAAGATAAATCTTATCTTCGTCGATTTTCTTCACGATGATGTCTTGATGATCACCTATTGGTGTCAAACTGACTGTAATAGATTCTCGATGAACAAAATCCTTCCAGTATGTAGGAAGGTCAATATAATCTTTATTCTTTAGTGTTCCTCTAAAGTATACATCATTGGTGGGTCCTTCTGGACAAGTATGTCTCAACCTCCAACCTTCTTTTGAAGGGTGAACAATATCAAAGTTCTTCTTCAAAGATAGAATATGAACTCCACAATTAGAAATAATTTCACCTTGTGCTGCTACGTGTTGACCAACAACAACTGAAGCATTGGTATTCACCATACCCATCAAAGCGGTTGAACCAACAACAGCCAAAGAGAATGGATTAGATGGTGGTCCATAACAAAACCCACCAGGAATTAAAGGAGGAGTAGATTCTGGATTGATCAGAGGACCAATCATTGAGGAGGCCCATACATTAGGGAAAGTTGGAGTTCCTGTAATCGTAGGGCCCTGCATATAACCAGACCCACGGATTTCTGCTGGTCCTCTACCCAGACATTCTGGGTTTCCTAGTCCAACAAATAATCGTTTACCAACATTTAAGTCAGGTACCTTCATGATTTACTCTTTCCTTCTGTCTTAAGTCTTGGTACATCTTTTCGTTCACCATATACATGATAATAACAGTCAATAGGAACACCTGGATTTGAACCCAATATGACCTCATTATTCTGAATACCCTTCACAATAATACTTTGTGCTATACCGATAGGTGTAATTGATACCGTAATAGAAAGTTCTTCTACAAGGTCTCTCCAGACCTCAGGCAGTTCAATTCTATCATGACCTCTCAATCTACCTCTATAGTATACACCATGTTCAGGACCGTGTAAAGAAGAGTATTCAAGTCTTTTTCCTTTCTTCTGTGGATGGGGAATAGTTAAAGTCATTATCCTACTGGTAGATTTTGTATTTCATTTGTTGATGGAAGAATTGAACCTTTGATGGATGTTGCACCATCTGCACAATCAATAAATCCACCATACATATTTAAGATTGCATTTCCGATAAGTTCAACTGTCTTCTCTGAAAATAGTCTAGTCGATACTTTAGACGAGATATCAATAGTCTGTGCTCTCATAAGTATCTTTTCATTAGCGTCAATCGTTATAACACCATTTTGACCATCAGCACCAGAAGCAATCAAATCAATATTGACTCCTTCTATTCGAACTCTTCCACTCGGAGCTCTTAGAACTAAATCACCACTAACAGCTTCAACATATACACCAGGTATATCTTTACCAACATTATCACCCGATCTTACTTGAAATGATCCAGGAGAACGACAAATAGTTCCATATTTACGAGAATCTGAACCAGAGGAATCCAGTGTAATATAATGATTTTTTACTCTTCCATTTCTGAGTAGAACCGCAGAGAGAGTATTATCCTGAGTAAGGTGACCAAATTTTATTTCACCATCTGATGTACCATATCTAACAGTATGATAATTTTCTAACTTTGCCATTAAATCTTACCTACACAATCAATAACAGTTACAATCTTATCCTGCAATGTGGGTTCCTTAAGTTCATCATTACCAATTCTATCTATACAAAGTTTTGGTCGTAATATTGCATTGTAACCTGTTTCGGACTGAATGTAAAGTTTTGGATACTCAGTAAATCCTTCACCACTTACAGTTACCTTAACCGAAACTACTCTTCCCTGTTGATCAAATTTAGGTTCTGCAACCGCACCAATATCTGGGGTAATAATTATTTTATCCTCAGGAGAATAATTAATACCACTTTCATCAATAAAGACTTCGCAAAGATATAAAATAACAGGATAAGAACCAGTTGAAGAAGTTGGAAAATCTCCTGAAGATCTTTGATAATCAGGTTTAGGAGTAGTAAAAATACCGGGGGATTTTACAATATAAGGATTTCCACCGAAAATTATTTCTCCACCACCCTGACCACCATCATCAGTAATACCAGGAACAACAGCACCACCAGGACCATCACCCTGACCAGGAGTAGTGATGGTACCTCCAGGTCCAATACCAGGACCATCACCCGGACCAGGAGTAATGATAGGTCCAGTACCCGGAATAACTCCAGGTATTAATACTATAATATTTTCAGCATCACTACCTAGTTGTGGTTCTGTTGTAATGACAGTATTTGGTGGAGTAATTACAGTAATATTTGGTGCAACAGAAACTAATTGTCCAGGTGGTATAGGTAACCAAGTACCATCGGGATAATTTATAACAGTGTCTTCGGGGTCAGCCCAAGTATATTCATTACCACCTCTACTTCCATCAGGTGCATTAAGATAACCAGTTCCAGATTCTATAATTTCAATATCAACAATACCACCAGTTTGTTGATTACCTTGATCATCAGCATAGTCACTTATTATGGGTCTAAAGTAAGCTGCTTTACCCTTACCACAATTGTCATATACTTTACCGTAAGAGTCATTATCGTATCCAGAACCAAAATTTATCATATCAATTCCAATAACTTCACCCAAAGAACCAATAATCAGATTACCTGCGGCACCAACTCCAGACCCAAAGAATTGTGCTTCAGGTGGTCCACATAATACGGGTCCAATGTCACAACCAGTCTGATTAAATACATCATCAAAATTAATATCTAAAGCATTATCAATATTATTTCCTGCACTATCTATAGAATTTTGAATTGATGCCGAAACATTTTTTGACTTACTGATAATAGACTCAATATCTCCGGTAAATGACTTACTAGCACCACTCAAAATATTCCACTCGTCAACAGAAGAACACCGTGGTTTTTCTTCACAACTTAAGAATGAAAGTACATCTTTAATGATACCCAGAATCTCTCCAACAATACCAACAGTCTGACCGACTAGTGCAGTAACTGTTGACAATGCCCCATTTATGATATCTGATATCCCACCGATAAGGTTTCCTAAAATATTACCAATTAAGTTCTCTACTAGACACTCTACACCATTAATAACTTTATTCGCAGCATCTAAAAGAAAATTACCGATCAAAGGTAATAATTCACCAATCAACTTTCTAAAGAGACATGCAATCAAATCATTAATATTCTCTACTGCAACTTTAAGTTCAGGTCTTTCATTTGGAAACAAAAGAAAATATGTTTTTTTAAGAACATCGTTAGTAGTCTTAATGACAAATTTTTGAATTTCTGTAAAAATCCACTTTATTCCACTAGCAACAAGTTCTGATGCCTTTGTAAGCGCTCTATTAATTTTATCTTGAATATCTCCAATTTGATTGTTTACAGCATTACTATAATCATAAATTGATTTTTGAATTTTTTGAATTTCTACAACAATATTTTGTATTTCTTTTTGTATTCTACCTAAAGGTAATGGTTCACAATCGGGTGATACTGCGAGTGGGACAGTTGGTTCATCTGCACAAGCTGTTGAAGATACATCAATAAGAGAAGAAGAAGTAGAACAAGATTCATTCCAAATAATAGGAGTTCCATTATTATTCTGATCAGAAACAAAAATTTTTCCACCATTCTCTTCAGTTGCAAATGGATCAACTAATTCACCAATTGGTCCCAACAATTGAGAATAATAAGCTATAAAATCGGGGTTTGTATTAAAATTATATCCACTTATATTGTCATATCTTGTTGTACCTACTCTAGTTTTTACGATTCTCTGGTATTCCGTTCTTCCGAGTACTGCAGAAATAATCGGTATCTGTCCTTCTTCTCCATCAAGAAAATATCCACGAACAAAATCACCTTGTGCAAGATTTGCGGATTGTGATGAGGATCTACCCCCACTTCCTGCAGTTACTGGATATTCAACAGAAGCCCAGGCTAATTCTTCATCTTTAACTTCTTCAGTATCAAAAGGGGTAAATGAAATCATTGCAACACGATATCTTTCACCAAAACCTTGTACACCTTCGTTACTTGTTTGTGGATTGGGTGGTTTATTTTTTTTCCAGGAGTCTTCACTGGCAATCTGGCCTACCCACCAAGCATACCCATCTCTTCCTATCGAATGTGTCTTGATACCAAAATCTGACATTAGTTTACACCACCAAAACCTGTAGTTTTACCGAAAGAGTCTCTTACCAAACCCAAACTTGTATATGTTTCTCTTGGAGTCACTTTATGACATACACTTGCTACCATATATTTACCTCCACTTTGTTGGTTCGTTTCTTTATTTAATTTAGTTTCTAACTGGGGAAAATCACACTCAATCATATCACCTGCCTTGATTGAGAAATCACCAGCAATCATAATATTTATTTGAACCGTAAACATTTGATTGTATCTCATAAATGTTTGAACAAGAGCCTGTTCAGAATCAAAATTCTGTTTCATTATGTCACTTTTCCAATTTTCTAATTGCACATCACCTGTCCCATCTGGATTAACACCAATATCTTTAATATAAGAAAAATATCTAGTCGGACTTTGAATGAATTTTTCATTTACATTTATATAATCTCTACCAGCATTCTTTACACTATCCTTTGCATTATCAATATTAAAATCCATCTGCTTGTAAATCATCCCGGTTAAATCGAAATAAGTTGTCTTATTATTATAAGCACCAAAACTTATATTTCGAGTCATATCAATATCACTTTCGATATTATATGACAATATATTTGCATCATAACCAGCAACTAATTTACCAGTATCATTGAACAAAAATTTCTTTATCGGGTCTTTTGAGAACAGACTATCAATTGATTTAAAACATAAACCATCTCTTGTCTGAAAGAATAAGTATCCACCCGGTCCAGAATTTTCTCCAGACGATGTTGGAACTGATTTAGAAGCCAACCAGGTACAAATATAAAAGGGACTCCGAGTATTACCCATAAAATTATAGGTATTTGAAGTGTCATCAATATCAATTGGATTTTCTGTACCCAATACGTCGGCTAAAATTACTCCAACATTTGTTCCAATATTGCCCTCGTATCTTTTAGTAACTCTTGTCTGTTCATTCAAAAAATATTCTTCAGATACAAAATTAAGTTGATATACATCTTTAGTTGTATCAGGGATTCCATTTTGTACTCGATTGACATACATTCCATTGTCAATCTTTAACTCATTTCCGATAACATCTTCAATAATAATATCGGTCTTTTCACCACCTCTGATTGGTAGAGAATCTAATGTACTTGGTGCAGAACCTTCGAGTTGTTCACCAGTCTCTACTACAATTGCACTCGATGTAATATAATTTGACAACACATTTTCATAATAACGATATTCTACAACACCATTAGACAAATCAATCTGTCTACCACCTTTATTCGAAGTCATGGTAAATTTCTTTATATTACCTGGACCTGTTTGAGGATTATTTAATACCATATTATTGTTTAAACAGTTTGTTTTCCATCATAATCTGTAAGTATGTATCTTTGGCTGAACCACTACCAATAACGGTAGGACCTCCACCACCAGAACCAGAATCACCACCTCCACCAGTAGGTACTGCAATAGGCAT